TTAAAAATTCTAGGAATTTGTTCATGACATGTCCACCAATTGTGCATCCAGTTGTAAGTTTTTTCAGCAGAATTTATTTCAATAGATGATAATGCTTTTACATGTGGTCCGTACAGTCCATAATTTCCGTGTCTGTTACCTATATAATCAAAATGATTGCACGTTACTCTGACTTTTGATTTTGCATAATAATGTCTAAAATTATTTAAATGTTTGACACCTCTTATTATTTTATCAGTACCATCCGTTAAAGAATGCAATATACCAACATTAACACCTTTTTCTGAAAGAGTTTCAGCAACATTTAAAATTTGTCTTTCCGTGCCTCCCATAGCACCACCATCTTCTTTGAATATTGGAAGATTTGCTTGTATCAATAAATCATATGGCATATTTTTTTAAGCTCCCATTGTAAATTTTTTCCAATCAATAGCATTTTTAATCAAATAACCTCTAGTCGTTAAGGATTTGACTATTGTCTCTAAATAATTTATTTTTTCTTTTTGATATTCTATTTTATCTTGCATTTCTAATAAATCATTATCAGAATCTATAAATCTATTGAGATCTTCTTTATTTCTGCTCTTGATATCTAATTCAAAAGTTTCCCATCCCATTTCATCTAAACTATTTTTATCTATTTTTCCTGTATAATATAACCATTTTAATTTTTGTAAACTTTTTTTCTTAGATTCCATTCTAACTAATCTCAATCGTTCTTCTGAGAATATTTTTAAATATTTGTTGTGTATTTCTGGAATTTTTATAGATTCTAAATCTAATTGTGAATCGTCAATCGTACAGTCACTGGTCCATAATTTTTGTATTTCTTCTAATGTCATTCGACCTCAAAATTTAAACATCACTAATAATCCTTTCTATATTATATATAGCATACTGAAAACTAACATCTGCTACAGTAGTAGTTGTATCGGATGATATCGAATTCATATCTATATCACTTAAAGAAACAGGAAATATTTTCTCAAAAACAACTTTATATTGAACATTTTTATGACTAGATAAAATAAACAATATACCTTCTGAATAAACTCCATTAGTATCAGAATTTTTCAAAGTTCTGTATTGTCCGGTATTGGATGGAAATCCTAATCCTATAATCCAATTATAAATTTCTAACCAATTTTTTAATTCTTCATCAACGATGAAAGAAATTCTTAATTCATTAAAATCAATTTTATCTCCTGGAATAGGATAATCTTTAAAAGGTGTATTTACATTCGTTACACCTAAATTTATTCCGGGTAAATTTACAGATTGACAGAAAAAATTTACATTAGGAATTCTGTCTATCAGAAAATTAAATCCAGTTGGTATAAAATAATTTATATTTTTTGTAAGTGTTGACATATCATTATTTATATGATATGAAAAAGAGAGGAAATGCGGGAGTGTAAAACTCCCGCAAAAAGAAATATTACATTAAGTTGTTTACTCTAACAATTCTGTAATACTCGTTGGCATGACCACCTGTTCCTACCATATCTCCACCCAAATCATATGCTGCTGAATTATAACCAGCGGCTGCAGGAGCAGTTGCTGCTGCAAATGGATTTCTTACCATTCCATATCTGGTCTTAAATCCAATTTTTGGTTGGAAAGTATTTGTATCTACCGCACGTACCATTTGCAACGGCACGTATGGGCAATAGAACATTCCAGCATCATAAGATGATGAACCTTTATATCCAACTACAAAGTAATTTGAAGAATTTGTAACTGCATACGGATCAATATACACTCTATATCTACCGTTTAAAACACCTACAAATGTATTACCAGTATCGTCTGGATTCATGTTGTTGCTATCAAGTGCAGGAGCATAGTCCAATACACCTGCCATTTGAAGCGCAGAAGCGACATCGGAAGAAGTTACGATAATATTACCTTTTCCTCTTCTTGTCTTTTTTGCAATTTCATTTGCTTCTCTTTCAATTTGGAACATCAATCCTTTGAATTTTTCAACTGACCATCTTCCGTTTGAATCAGTATCCAAATCAAAAATACCTGGTGTGGTTGTATTATGCTGCGCACCAATTGTTGCCTCATTATATACTTTTCTAATTACTTCTCTATTGATTTCAGCAAGAATTTCAGCAGATAGAATGTTACTGAGTTCTGTTTCAGCATCCAAACCATGAACTGCTTTAAGATCTTGTGCTACTTCCATTGTGTAGTCTGCTCTCAATGCTCTTGTTCTTGCGGTAACAGTCACTTTCTCAATTGAGAACGCCATGTTTTGAGGTGTCATATCCTCACCAATATTAGTAGGAATACCACCACCTGCAGTTGCTAAATCTGCTGATGCATTTGCAACGGCTACACCATTATTTGCTGACAATAATAAACCAGGTGCGCCTGAAGTTTGTGTTACATCTGAATTTGCAGAATAAGTAGAATCTGCTTCATAGTGTAATGCCTCTGTGCCGTCCATTTTATCATATCTGGCTCTCATAGCAAAGATAAGGCCAGTTGGACCTGTCATAGGCTGAACACCACAAATATCATATGCAATCAAATTAGGCATAGATCTTCTAACTAATGAAATCATGATAGGATCGTATTTAGCAACACCGCCTTGATCTGGATAATTGCCAAGAGCATTTGGTGCACCAACTGCTAGTCCGTCAGATGCTGCTTCAGTAAGAAAATTTTGACTTGCTAAAATTTGACCATCTTCTCTCATCGATTTTTCTTGATTTTCCAATAAAACAGTTGTTACTGCTCTTCTATAAGCATCTTTAATTCCTCCCAATTCAGGATGGTCAAGAATCGGACCCCATTTTTTCTGTAAATTTTCGGAAAGATACATCTTTTAATCTCCTTTTATTTTTTAAGTGTTCTAGAAATAGCATCTGCATATCTTCTTATCGCATCATTCGCTACTTCATATTGTGAGTCGGTATCTTCAGATACTTCATTTAATTCATCTTTTTCGATTTTTTCTTCTGTCAATACCTCTTGTTTATCATTGCTTTTAAAGTAATTTTCTTTAATCATAGTTAATTTTTCTGCATATTCTTCTTCATTGCTGAAAGAAATACCTTCAGAAAGTTTTTGAAGTTTTTCCACTTCAACCTCAGTCAAACCTTCAGATACAGTATATAAGACATCCATCTTTTTATACTCTTTCAATTCTTTCGCAGTCTCAATATTTTTCTGAATTTCAGCATTTAGAGATTCTTCTAAATCTTCAACTTTTGCAAATAGATCATCAACTAAATCAACTTTTTCATCTGGTATATCAATATAATGTTCTACAAAAAGATTTTTCAGACCAACCATGAAATCTTCAACAACTTCTGAACGAATGCCTTTATCGATTGCTAATTGATTTTCTTCCATCCATTCTTTTACCACATAATTCATAAAGTCATCAACTTTTTCGATCATAGAATCACGATTTTCGTTAATGGCTTTTTCGAGTTCTACTTGATATTGCTCCTCTAATTTTTCAATTCTGTTCGCAATTTCTTCGTTAACTCTTGCAAAAACTGCAGCTTCAAAAATAGTTGCTGCTTTTTCTTTAAATTCATCTGATAATTCTTCGCCTTCTATTAATGCTTGAACATCTGTTGCTAGATTTTCTTCTAGTTCTTCTTTGGCAACAACAACTTTTTGCTGATCATTTTTTTGAATTGTTGTTTTTTCCATACCTTCAATGATAGAAGCAATTTCTTCTTCTGACATTTCTGCAATTTCTTGCTCAGTGTATCCTTCATCTAGAAGATATTTCACAATTTGTTCTTCTGTGATATCTTCGGTTGCATCTACTTCATTAAGTGCACCAAGAACTTCCTCAACTTCCTCTCTACTCATTTCATCAAGTTTATCGTAAATTGATTTAATAAGTGACATTTTAGATGTTTGCTGTTCTTTGATTGTACTATCTTTTTTAACACTTTTTGTATACTCAGGCTTTTTACCATCATTTGTTGTTGGATCTGCTCCAACGTCATCAACATTTGCCTTTGTTTTTTTCATACCATCTTTATTTTTACCTGCTCCAGGAATACTTGCTTCTTCAAGCTCCTCTTCCTGTTCGACAGTTTCAATAA